TGCCTGCTATAGCGGCTTCTATGAACGAACACGGGGTTGTTAAGAAACATAACACTGGTGTTTATTATACACAGATACCTGTAGATCCAGCAACTAACATGAGTACGTTAGATTATAAGATTGCAGAAGATAGAGGGTATTTTAAATTAGATTTACTTAATGTAGCAGTGTATCAAAAAGTAAAAGATGAAGCACATTTAGATAAATTAATAAAGCAAGAACCTTTATGGGAATTGCTTTGGAAAAGTAAAGAATTTTGTGAGCAAGTTATTCATATAGGAAACTATCACGATTTAATCAAAAAAATGAAACCCGATAGCATACCTAGAATGGCAATGTTGTTAAGCATTATAAGACCTGGTAAAGCAAACTTACAAGGTAAGACTTGGAAGGAAGTTTCGGAAAGTGTTTGGAACAAACCTGAAGGCGGTGCTTACTATTTTAAAAAAGCTCACGCAGTTGCGTATGCTCATTTAGTAGCAGTTCATATAAACTTATTATGCGAGGAGTATAAGTGACATATCTAGTAGACGATAAATGTATTAAATGTAGGTATACAGATTGCGTATCAGTATGCCCAGTAGATTGTTTCTACATAGGAGAGAATTCAATAGCAATTAATCCAGATGAATGTATTGATTGTGGAGTGTGTGAACCGGAATGTCCAGCAGGTGCTATTAGAGCAGATACAGACTTTGAACCAGAAGAGCGAGAAAAATGGTTAGACATTAATACTAGAATGTCTGAACTATGGCCTGTCATTACTGAAAAAATTGATGAAATGGATGATGCAGATGCTAATAATCCAAAACTGAATCCGGACATAGGAGATAAGACAGAATTTTTAAGTGAAAATCCTGGTGAGGAAGTTTAGTTTACTTTTTTGACCAATTGAATAGAGCGTCTTTTAGTACGCTTTTTAGACAATTCACTAAGACTAACTTGTGGTCCTGCAAGTACATTACAGTCCTTACTAACAAAAGTTGTTAGGAAAGGTCTAAAGCAGACCCAATCTTGTTTAAGGAATATGTTGATTGGAATCATTCTATTTGATTCCCACCACCAAGTTTCGGCTAATGACAGATAGTGCCTTTTTAGCTCTATGTCTTGAATTTTTTCGTAGTCATAAAAACTAGTGCAATGAGAGTCTCGGTTTTGAATTATCCCGATATACTCTTTTTGCCCATAACTAATATGGCTTAAAAATGGGTATTGATTAAGTAATTTTTCTAGTAACTCGTCCATGGCGCCTTTTTACATAAATATAGTTGTATGTGGAAGATAAAATATAATGCAGAAATTAACAGGTTATTTAGTAGATCAGAAACAAACAGTTGTATATTCAACAGATACATCTGTAGAACATAGGAATAGAACAGTGTACTCACGTCCCTTAAAAGCATATAGAGGAATTAAAAACACTCTACAACTTCAACTGAAAGATTCAGACCAAAAACCCGTTGTCATTACTGGCAAAACTTTTGTTCTTAATATTTTAAATCCTTCTACATATGTAGTTATCCTTTCTAAAACCGGGACCATAACGAATGCGAATCTAGGCAAAGTAGACTTTGAACTTTCTGATTCAGATTTAAGAAATACAGACGCTAGTATGTACACTTATAGTGTACACGAACAACTTGCTGATGGTACTAGAAAAGTAGTATTCAGCGGTGATAACTATGATGCAGGCGGAACTATCGATATTGTTGACGGTGTTTATAATCAATTTAAAGACAGTGCAACAGTACTAGTTATTAGTGACGTAGTTGGTACAGGAACCGAAACAACCAAATTTACCTCTTCTACAAACTCATACCCAGAATTAAATCAAAATAAAGCACTTCATACTGCTCAGTACTATCTAAGTGGATATACCGGTACAATAACAGTCCAAGCAACCATGGATGATGTTACAAATCTACTATCTGCTAACTGGATTGATGTAAAATCTAACACTTATACATCAAAAACTGGCAATGAATACGTTGAATTTAATGGAGTTTTTACTGCCGTTAGATTTAAAGACGTAAAAACTTACGGAACCTTAACAAAAGTCTTGTATCGTTCGTAGTTCTGTGCTATAATAATAGCATATGCAAAATATAATCTATAATACATTTATCGCTTTACTGCCTTCTAAAAAGAAGACTAGCCCAAGTGGTTGGATATCTTTTAATGGTGCGTGTTGTACTCACAATGGAGAGTCACAAGACAAAAGAGGCAGAGCAGGTATAGCCGGTGGTGACGGAGTTTTAAGTTATCACTGTTTTAACTGTGGCTATAAAGCACATTGGAAACCTGGATATCATCTTACATATAAAGTAAGAAAGTTATTTCAATGGTTTGGTGCTGACGATAAGCAAATAAAAGGTTTGCAAATTGAAGCATTACGATTAAAAGAGTATGCAGAAGAAATTGGTGAAGTTGAAGTAGTAGAAGAAATTACTTTTGAAGAAAAAGACTTTCCAGATGGATCACAAACACTTATGCATTGGATACATAATCCAGGTGATCACGAAGAACAAATTTCAGCGGTGGCAGAGTATGCCATATCTAGAGGACTTGAATCTAAACTTGACACATTGAGATGGTCACCTAGTAGAGCAGGAAACTTAAATCAACGATTAATTATTCCGTTTTATTATAAGAATAAATGTGTTGGTCATACAGGAAGATCGATTAACAATAACATACAACCTAAGTATATGAATTATATGCAACCAGGGTATGTGTTTAATGTTGATGAACAACAAAAAGATAGAAAGATTGTATTAGTTATGGAAGGCCCAATAGATGCACTAAAGATTGGCGGTGTTGGAATAAACAGTAATATGATTAACGATACCCAAGCGGATTTACTTGACTCTTTAGGAAAAGATGTTATAGTAGTACCAGACCAGGACAATGCAGGAAGTAAAGTAATTGATACTGCAATTGAATATGGTTGGAGTGTAGCCTTTCCCGACTGGGACGCAGATGTTAAAGATGTGAGTGATGCAATAGACACATATGGTAAACTGTATACATTGTGGAGCATTATAAACACTGCACAAACTAGTAAAATTAAAATCGAACTTATGAGGAAAAAACTTGGCAACTGAATATACAATAGACTTACAAAGACTATTCTTAGAGATGATGCTCAACGATGCAGAGTCTTACGTTAGAGTACAAAATATTTTTAACGCAGAAAACTTTGATAAAAGTTTAAGAGAACCAGCAAAGTTTATCGAAAAGCATACTGCTGAATATAGCACTATGCCTACGGCAGAACAGATTAATGCGGCTACTGGAAGTAAACTTAAACCAGTAAAAGAATTAACTGAAGGTCATTATGATTGGTTTATGTCTGAGTTTGAAGCATTTACTAGACGTAACGAATTAGAACGTGCTATTTTAAAAAGTGCAGACTTACTTGAAAAAGGTGAGTATGATCCTGTAGAGAAACTAATTAAAGATGCAGTACAAATAAGTTTAACAAAAGACTTAGGTATTGAGTATTGGGAAGATCCTAGAGCAAGACTTATGGCTCTTAAAGACGGCAATGGTCAAGTAAGTACTGGCTGGGCAAACTTAGATAGGAAACTATTTGGTGGATTTAACAGAGGCGAACTTAACATCTTTGCAGGTGGTAGTGGATCTGGTAAGAGTTTGTTTATGCAAAATCTTGCAGTTAACTGGACAATGGCAGGGCTTAATGGTGTATACCTAACATTAGAGTTAAGTGAAGGATTGTGTGCTATGCGTTTAGACAGTATGGTTTCCGAAATCCCAACTAAGGATGTCTTTAAAGATTTAGATACACTTGAAATGAAAATTGGCATGGCTGGTAAAAAAGCAGGAAGTTTGCGTATTAAGTATATGCCAGCACAAAGTAACATTAACGATATTAGGTCATATATAAAAGAATTACAAGTTAAAATAGGTAAAAAACTAGATTATATTTGTGTTGATTACTTAGATTTGTTAATGCCTGTTAGTGCAAAAGTTAGTCCAAATGATCAATTTATTAAAGACAAATATGTAAGTGAAGAATTGCGTAACTTGGCAAAAGAAATGGACTTTATTATGGTAACTGCTTCGCAGTTAAACAGAGCGGCAGTTGAAGAAATTGAATTTGACCATTCTCATATTGCTGGTGGTATTAGTAAAATTAATACTGCTGATAACGTTATTGGTATCTTTACTAGTAGAGCAATGAGAGAACGTGGAAGATATCAAATACAATTTATGAAAACTAGAAGTAGTAGTGGAGTAGGGCAAAAAGTAGACTTAGAATTTGATAACAATAGTTTGCGTATTAGAGATTGTGATGAATCTGACAGTGATTCTGCATCGGCTTCTTCTACTGTTAGTACAGATGT